TTGATAGAATGAAACTAGATGATTCTGAAAGTGTCAATCATTATCCAGGATTAAAAGGTGACTTAATAGAGGCACATGGTTGGAAGAGTTTATGTTTTCTAAATGAAACTGGCGATAGTAAAGACCAGATTACAAGATTTCCGCCTGTATTTAATACAGCAGGCGATTATAAAGAAACTTTAAAATACTTTCTTAACAATAGAAAGTGGACAAATGTGGCTGAGTTTAGTCCTACACTAGTTAAGTTTTTTAAAGAAGTTATAAGCAAGTATATGCATGTAGGACAAATATTTGTAACTAGACTTGAAGGTGGTGGTGTTATTACTGAACACAATGATATACCTGAAGATAGTAAACATTTATTAGACGGTGAACAAGTGCATATGTTTGATATGTTAAACACATTTAATTTATGTTTAAACCATGTAAAATCATGTTATAGTGTATTTGATAATAAAGTAATGCCAGCATATGACGGCTGTTTGAGGTGGACAAATGTAGGTAAAAAACATTGGGTGGTCAACATGAATAGACAACCACAATATCAAATAATATGGCAAGGAATATATAAAAAACAATTTAGACAGCTAGTAATGGAGAATAAATAATATCATGGCAGTTATTAATAATCATAGTTCAATTAGTTTAGACGCAAGCTTTCAAGGTAATCACACCGAGTTATTGCAATATTTTTTTAATCAAGGATTAAACATTGAGATTAGTGATGATTTTGCTGGTCTTAAAACTTTCTTAACATCTCAAAGTAATGATGAATATCCATATTCATTTGACGAATCTTTTGATGGCGTATCTGATTTAGAAAAACAAAATTCATTTGTATTGTATATAAAAAATGGTGATGAGATAATCGCCACATATGCGGCCATAGAATTTGATTACAATAGTTTTCATAGTGGTATGCAAGAGGTATTTACAGGCACATACGAAGATGTTAATGTTGACGAAGGTCATCAATTTTATAGTTCATGTCAATGGGTAAAAAAATCTCAAAGAGGTAAAAAATTTGGCATGTGTTTAGACCATCTCAAAAAGAATATAATTTTTGATATCTTAAATGGTGATGTAAACTTTGCTATTCACAAAGAGGCATTTAAAGATTATCATATTAATGGGCTACATTATGATAAAAGCGAAAAAATAGCTTTAATACCAGATGGTGATGTAGGTGGTGCTGGAGAAAAAATAGATAAAGTATATCATGTGGCCTGGATAACTAAAACATCATGGGCAAGTAAACAAAGTGAAGTTAAATCATTATACTCTTAAACCTTTTCAATTAGAATCTAAACATATATCTCAAATACACAACATTATAGAAAAGGTTGTGAGTGAGAAAAAAGATGAGTATTGGAAAAACTATACAGATTACTCTGTATATGACCAAGCCATGATTACAATATCTACTATCAATGACGAGGTAAAAGCATTTTCATCTATTTACACAAGAGATTTTTATGGTGATGATGTTTACAGATTATTCAATAGATTTCTAATTAGTGATGACGCAAGAGAGGGAGGCGGCTCTAAAATGTATAAAGGCGACCATAGATTTTTAGAGATGATAGACCAGCAAGTCAAGTATGTCAAAACACTAAATCCTAAATTCTACTTTCTATCAAGACAAAGAAAAAACACTAGATGGTTGCGTTGGTATTTTGACAAATACAATCAAAAATATAATGAGAATATGGTAGTGTCAGATAAACAATACTGGATATGTAAAGGAGATGAATACGGCTGTTGTCAAACTTTAATATATCCTAAAGATAAAACAATACCATTTAAGCCGTATAAATAGTAATTAAGGAGTATTATTATGAATTCAGTATTAATAGACGGCAAGAGTTATAATGTCGAAAGTTTGAGTCCAGAGTTGCAAAATTACCTAGTGGTAAGACAAGAAATTCAGGCTTCAAAAGTTAGACATAATATCGAGCTAGAAAAAATCGAAGTGTTAACAGCACATTATAACAAAAAAATTGCAGAATTAGTAAAAAAAGAAGTACCAGAAGAGAAAAAATAGATGGCTGCCATAGCAAACCTAACAATTGACCAAGGCGCAACATTTAGCTCAGATGTAACCGTCAAAGACGCAAACAATAACGCATTTGATTTAACAGGTTATACAGCAGAAGCTAAGATGGCAAAAGGTTTTCAGTCAACAAAAACAAGAACATCTATCACCTGTACGATATCCGCTGACGCAACGACAGGTGTAATTACATTATCATTAACAGCAGACCAGACTTCTAACCTAGAAGAAGGTAGATATGTTTATGATTTAGAGATTTTACAGACCTCTTCAAGCACAATTACCAGAGTTATCGAAGGAATAATTACGGTACGACCACAAGTAACTACTTAATTCAACTCTTTTTTGTTATAAATATACACAAGGAGAGAATTAATGCCTGATATAACAGCTAAGATTAATGTAAATACATCACAAGGACCACAACAAGTTTCAGTAGCCTTGCCATCTGCTCAGGCGGCACAAAATAGTTCTCTACAATTAAAGTTATTAGGAGATGTTGATACAACTTCTCTATCAGATGGAGCTATTTTACAATATAGGTCAAGCGACGCCAAATTTGTTGCAAGAACAGAGATAGTTACAACAACTGGTACATTGACATTAAACGCAGGTACATTTTAGGAGTTTTAAATGGCAACGGTAATTCAGATAAAAAGAAGTTCAGCTACATCAGCCCCAGCTACGCTGAAACTTGGTGAAATGGCTTATACCTTTGGTACAGGTACACAAGGTAATAATGGAGATAGATTATTTATTGGTGAGGGCGGTGTTGATGGAAACGGTGACGCAAATAATGTAACGGTAATAGGCGGTCAATATTTTTCAGACATGTTAGACCATGTCGCTGGTACATTAACAGGTAGTTCAGCACTTATAGCAGATTCAAACTTGGCGATAGACCAAGTGATTGTTGGTAATTCAGCAACCGTAGGTGGTACGGCAAAATTTAATGAAGGTACAAATAACGGTACAAACTTTATTGGTTTGAAAGCTCCTAATGCCGTTACTACTACAACTACATTTACTTTACCAGACGGTGATGGTTCAGCAGGACAATTTTTAAAAACAGACGGCTCAGGTAATTTAGATTTTGCAACCGTTAATCAGTTTATTAACTTAGCAGGTGATTCAGGAACAGATACTTATAATACTGCTGAGACACTTACATTTGCTGGTTCTGGTGGTTTAGTTCAAACGGTAACAGATAATACCGTAACCGTAACTGCTACAGCATTAACAAACGCAAACTTATCAGGTAGTGCAGGTATTTCAAATGCTAACTTAGCAAATCCTACACTTACTTTAGGTTCATCTACATTAACTTTAGGTGCAACTACAACTGACATTGCAGGTTTAACTTCTTTAGTTGTTGATAGTATTACAATTAACGGTTCAACTCTATCAACAACAGCTAGCAATACAGATATTACTTTTTCACCACATGGCACAGGTACGGTAAAAGTTCCTAGTGGTTATGAAGATAGAGCAGGATTTACAACTGACTCATTAGCAAACAAAGCTTATGTTGACCAAGTTGCACAAGGTTTAGATACTAAACCATCTTGTAGAGCTGCTACAACAGCAAACTTATCAGCGACTTATGATAACGGAAGTTCAGGCGTAGGTGCAACATTAACAGCAGGTTCAAATGGTGCAATCGTTGTTGACGGTGTATCACTTTCAGTTAACGATAGAGTTTTAGTAAAAGACCAATCAACAGCGTCTCAAAATGGTATTTACAAAGTTACAACACAAGGTAGTGGTAGTGCAGCTTTCGTATTAACAAGAGCAACTCCTGAAGACCAACCAAGTGAGTTAACAGGTGGTTCTTTCGTATTCGTAGAAGAGGGTACTGCTAATGCCAATAACGGTTATGTATTTACACACACAGGCTCTCCTACTTTTGGCTCAACTTCTTTAGATGTAGCACAATTTTCTGGTGCAGGTCAAATTACAGCAGGTGCAGCTTTAACAAAAACTGGTAATCAATTAGATGTTGCAGTTGATGATAGTTCAATAGAAGTAAGTTCAGACGCAGTAAGAGTTAAAGCATTAGGTATTACTAACGCAATGTTAGCAGGTAGCATTGATGGTGCAAAAATTGAAAACTTTAGATTTGGTGGTGAAGATAGTTCAACTGGTACGGTTGAGATAGGAAATATTATGGAATTTATCGCAGGTGAGGGTGTCAATACTTCAGCTTCAGGTAATCAATTAACAATTGCAGGTGAATTAGCAAGTACATCAAATATTGGTGTCGCTTCATTTAATTCTGGTAATTTCACGGTTTCTTCAGGTGATGTGACCGTAACAACTATTGACGGAGGTTCATTCTAATGAAAATATGGGCAAAAATTAAAAATTGGATTACTAAACCTTACATGAAACCTTTGAAGTTAACAAAAGAAGTTAAATCAAAAGATATTATGATTAAAGATTTAGCAAAAAAAACAAAAAAAGAATTAGAGTTAATTGGTCGTAAAATGGGTATTGAATTAGACAGACGATTAACAAAACAAAAATTAATTAATAAAATTAAGTTTAGAGCAAGAAATAAGAATAGATAATGACAACGGTAATTAAACCAAAAAGGTCGGAAACGGCATTACAAGTACCATCATCCGGCTCATTAGCAGTTGGTGAATTGGCGATGAATGTTACTGATGGTAAGTTTTACACAAAAACTTCCGGAGGAACCGTTAAAGAAATTGGTGGTGCTGGTGCAGTTACATTAAACTCTGTAACTACTGCTGGTGCTTCAACAACAACATCAATACTTTTAGACCAAGGTGCTAATTTAATATTTGAAGGTAATTTAGCAAATGCTTATGAGACAACTTTAACAGCTGTCGAACCTACAAGTGATAATACGCTTTCATTACCTAATTCATCAGGTGTTATAGCAACCGAGGGTAATGCTCTTGCCTTTAGTATAGTATTTGGAGGATAATAGTGGCTAGTACATTTAAAAATCAAGGTGCAGCTTTAGGTGTAACAGATTCAGGTTCATTTTATACTGCTGGCGGTAGCACACAGGCAGTTATTCATGCATTATATATTTCTAATCACGAAACAACCTCAACTATAAGTGTTCATGTTAAAGTTACAACAGATGGCGGCTCAACTTTTTACCATGTAGGAAAAGGTTTGAGTGTACCAGCAAATAATACTTTAGTTTTAGATAAACCAATTAATTTAGAACCAAATGATATAATCAGAGTTTATTGTGATGTTTTATCAGATAGTTCTGTACCAACAGCGGAAGTTTTCGCAAGTATTTTGGAGGTAACTTAATAAATGGCTAATCCAGGTTTTGTTGTACCTGTTGGTACACAAAGTAAAGAAACTTTCCATGCTTTAAGAAGAAGTACAGATGGTATTCTTTATTATACAAAAATTGATAAAGATAATACAGATACAATTGATTTATCTAACGGTGATCCAGACCCTTTAATACAATTACCGACAAGTGGTAGTAATGTAGAGGCTATAGAGGGTTATATTGACACTCAATTATTTGCAGGCGATGGTTCAGATACAACATTTGATTTAACAACACCTGTTCCTGACGCAACTAGAATTAGAGTATATGTAAATCAAGTTTTACAGAAAGAAACAATAGATTTTACTTATTCATCTCCTACAATAACATTTAACATTGCTCCAGCAAACGGAGCTCAAATTGCAGTAGGTAGAATAGATAAGGGTTATAAAAACAACACAACTGACTTATATCAACAATATTTTTTTGAAGATGGTGACGCTACATTTTTTGTTGATAGTAATGGTTATTTAATTAAAAGGGAAAACAGAGCATACGGTCAAACAGCAACTACGGAAGACCCGACAACGATTGATTCGTCTATTTCGGTGGCTTCAACTAGTTACCAGGACGCTGTTTAATTTGTATAAATAGTAGTATTATAAGGTTAAAAAATGGCAGATTTTAAACTAGGACGAATTAAATTTAAATGGCGTGGCGATTGGGCTGTATCAACTGCCTATTTGATTGACGACATTGTAAAATATGGTGGTAATACATATGTTGTAACTGCCAATCATACATCTCAATCTTCAGTAGCAAATTTTTATACAGATTTATCAGCAAGTAAATATTCATTACATTCTGAAGGATTATTTTTTAAAGGTAATTGGGCTGGTTCCACATTTTACAGACTAAACGACCTTGTTAAAAATGGCGCATTTCAATATAGATGTAAATTACAACACACTTCAGCTTCAACTTTTGCAATAGGTTCAAATTGGGAAGTATTTGCTGAGGGATTACAATGGGAAGATTCTTATAATTCAAGTACAACATATCAAGACGGAGATGTAGTAACATATGGTGGTTACACTTATGTTTATATAAATGCTACACCTGCTTCTGGTCAAACACCAACAGATAATTCATATTGGGATGTTGTAACAACAGGTTTTAAAGCATTAGGTACATACTCACATGGAACAGCTTACAAAACAGGTGACACCGTTCAATACGGTGGTAATAACTATGTAGCAACTGCTAATCATTCAAATCAATATCCATCAAATCAAAACGGAACGGTCAACTCATCTTATTGGACATTAAACCTTGAAGGATTTAATTACAGAGCGGCTTATGACGCTACTGCTACTTACAATATTGGTGATGTTGTTAGATTAGCTGCAACTTCTTATGTTGCAATAACAGACAGAATTAACAATGTATCTCCAGATTCAGATACAAGTAAATGGCAAGTAGTTGCACAAGGTGACTCAGCTGCAGTATTAAGCACAAGAGGTGATTTAATTAAACAAGGTGGTGCTGCTACTGAAAGATTAGCGATTGGTCCTGTTGGTTCAGTTTTAACAACAGATGGTACTGACCCTAGTTGGTCTGCTCCTGAGGGTGCAAATGTTAAATATGTTTCAAACTCTGGTTCGGATAGTAATCCAGGTTCACAATATTTACCTTATAAAACAATTTACTATGCGTTATCACAAGCTACTTCAGGTGATGTAGTAGCTATTGATACAATTGCTGGTGGTACTGGCGGTACTCCAGGTGTTTTTGATGTAACTCAAAATAGTACAACTGGTTCAGGAACAGGATTTAAAGCAAGAGTAACAACAGATGGTTCATCAACACCTACTATTATAATTACAGACGGTGGTTCAGGTCACGCAGTTGGTGATGATATTACGATTGATGGTTCACAATTAGGAAGTTCATCAAATTTAACTTTTAATGTAACATCTGCTTCAATTGGTGATGTTGTTTATATTAAAAACGGAGTTTACAGAGAAATTTTACCTATAAAAATTCCTGCCGGTGTTACGGTACAAGGTGAAAGTTTAAGAGGCACAGAAATTAGACCAGCTTCAGGCACAGGTCATCAAATAAAAACAATTGGTTCTATTACAGGTGGTACAGGCGGTACTCCAGGGACATATAATTTTGTACATCAAAATAGTACAACTGGTTCAGGAACAGGTGTTGTTGTAAATGTTACAACAGATGGTTCATCTACACCTTCAGTTACAATTTATAATGGTGGTTCAGGTTATGTTTCTTCAGAACAAATTACAATTAATGGTGCTACAAAATTAGGTGGTGCATCCAATTTAGTATTTACGGTCACAGCGTTAGAAAATAATGACGCTTCTAATATGTTCATAATGAACAATAGTACAAACCTTGTACAAATGTCAATGAAAGGTTTAACAGGTACACCTGGTGCTGGTGGTACATCTAAAGCGGCTGTAGTATCTTTAGACCCTAGTGGTTCAATTACAACTGCTTCACCTTATGTACAAAATTGTTCGTCTGTAAATGCTGGTGCAACAGGTATTCAAAT